ATGAGTCGCTTTTTTTGTGATTTCAATTTCACTTTGCGCCAATTGGTGAAACTGAAATCGGAAAAATATTTCTCAATAAACAACTGTGTATTTGCGTCTTATATCGATTTCACTTTCTGCATCACGACGTTTACTGAAATCGCACAGGAGGTCAGTGCGGCCTGACGTGGGCCGCGATGATTAACCTCCATGCAGGAGATTCGTATGACGCAGACGCAAACGTCTTCATTCCCCATTTCTTCAGCGACAGTCCAATCCAATGATGCAATGGCCTGGGACGATTCCCATGTTCAGCAGGACCGTTTCAAGGATCGTGAGCAGGCCACAGCATCTGCTAAGGACAAAAGCCCTGGCTCGGGCTCATCCGACGAACGTGAAGCACCAGGCCTGACGGAATTCGCTTTCAAACTTGTCAACTGCAAAGCTCGGCAAATTGTTGGCAAGACGGGCTACACCCTTGACGACGTGGACGACATTCAGCAGGACCTGGTGCTGGACTTGCTTGAACACCTGCCGCAATACAACCCCGACCTGGCTTCGTACAAAACCTATGTGACCCGTGTGGTGGATCGGAAGGTCAGCAATCTGCTTCGGCATCGCCAAATGGAAAAGCGAAATTACCGACGTGAGACGGGTTCGATCTATGACCAGATGTACAGTGGTGGTAAGCAGGCGATGCAACTGATCGAAGCCATGACCGAGAAGGAGCATGATCGACGCTTGGGGATATCGCGTATGCCTCAAGATGAACGATCCCATCTTCAGATCGATGTGCACATGCTGCTCGAAGATCTGCCACCGGATCTGCGTCGGGCTGCTGAATTGCTCAAGACCATGTCGGTTAATCAAGCGGCTGACGAATTCGGTATTCCCCGCAGCACATTCTACTTAAATTACCTCGAGCCGTTGCGTGATATTTTCCAATCCGAAGCAATGGACGATTGCTTGTCATAAAAAGTTTTCAAAATTCCTGACAGTTTTCGTCTGCGCCGTGTATGTAATAAGTGGGCGGGTTTAATATTTTCTTCATATTTTCAAGAGAGGATGGCAATGGATTTAAGTATTGACTTAAGTATTCTCGAAACCGAACCGGCAGAGCAGTATCATGCCCAAGCCAAGGATCATTTGAGTAGTCACCAGTTGATCGATTTTATCAAATGTCCCTGGCTGCATTTCAAGAAGCACAGCGGTTTGATCGCAAATAAGGAGACAGCAGCATACCTGATCGGCAGAGCCACACACTGTCGCATTCTCGAGGGCCGCGATGCCTATGAATCGCAGTTCGCGCTGGGCGGTCCGATCAATCCAAAGACGGGCAGACCCTTTGGCAAAGATACCCAAGCCTTCCGTGGGTGGGCTCAAAAACAGGGCAAACCGGGTGTCCATTACGATGACCTGGATCAGATCGAAAACATGGCCAGCGGTTTGAGTATGAATGACAAAGCCGTCGATCTGCTGCTCTACGGCAGAGCGGAGGGGGTGCTGCGTGCGGACTACTGCGGGATGTCCTGCCAATGCAGATATGACTGGTTACATCCACACGAAGGCGTGGTGGATTTAAAGACGTGTGATGACCTGACCTGGTTTGAATCGGATGCACGAAAATATCGTTACATCAATCAACTGGCTTTTTACCAAGCGGTGCTGGCCGAGGTCATCGGTGAACTGGTACCGGTTCACATCGTAGCGGTTGAGAAAAAAGAACCCTATCGCTGTGGTGTCTGGATGATCAGCGATGAGGCGCTTTACCTGGCCCGTCAGGAAAATCAAGCAGCGATCAAGCGGTTGCTGCTGTGCCGCGAACACAACCATTGGCCCACTGGCTATGAAGACATTCGTCTACTCAGTGCCGCCTAATCCCCCCGGTCCCCGGAAGTTTCCCCCGAAAGCTTCTTATTGAATTGTCGCCTCTCCCCGCCCCATATTGTTTATGGGGCGGGGAGTTCGGAGCAGGCGATTTGTTTTACGCATCATATACAGGAATTTGATTCATGTCCTTATTGCAACAAGTTCACACAGGTAAACGTCAATCCCCACCGCGCATCATCCTCTATGGCACCGAGGGTATCGGTAAATCCACCACGGCATCACAGGCACCGAATCCCATCTTCATTCAAACTGAAGATGGTCTGGATCAGATCGATTGTGCGAGTTTCCCACTGGCCACGGTGTTCGATGATGTCATCAACAGCATCGACTCGTTGATCAAAGAGGAACACGACTATCAAACCGTCGTCATTGATTCACTCGACTGGCTCGAACGTCTGATCTGGGATCGTCTGTGCAAAGACTACGGTGTTAACAGCATTGAAAAAGTTGATGGTGGTTATGCCCGTGGTTACACCCATGCCCTGACACATTGGCGAGGCTTGCTGGCAGGTTTGGATGTGTTGCGCACCAACCAAAACATGTGCATCATTCTGTTGGCGCATGCTAAGGTCGAAACCTTCTCCGACCCGGAGGTCGGGGCATATGACCGGTTTTCCCCTCGCTTGCATAAACATGCCAACGCGGTGATCACCGAGTGGGCAGACGCGGTGTTGTTTGCCACACGCAAGATTATTACGAAGACCGAAGACGCAGGCTTCAATCGCAACCGCACATTGGCTTCCGGATTGGGCAAGGATGGTGGCGAGCGCGTCATGCGATGCGTCGGCAGTCCTGCCTGTATTGCCAAGAACCGTTATGGCTTGCCGACAGAATTGCCACTGTCATGGTACGCCCTGATGGAGGCGATGATGCAGGCCGACAAACCCACGTCCAGTCAAACCACTAAACACAAACATTAACCCATAAAACACAGTCTTTTTGTCAACAACCATTTTCCCCTTAATGGAGCAATATCTCTATGGCTAATCTCAATGGCTTTAACGCAAACGATGTCGAACCCAACTCGACCTTTGAACCGATCCCCGCTGGTAAATACCTGGCCGCGATCACAGCTTCAGAGACGAAGCAAAACAAGGCAGGCAATGGCAGCTATCTGGAATTGACTCTCAGCATTCTGGAAGGCGCCTATCAGGGCAGGCAACTGTGGGCTCGTTTGAACCTGGACAACCCCAATGCCACAGCCGTCAAGATTGCCCGTGGCGATCTGTCTGCGATTTGCCGCGCGATCAATGTCATGCAGCCCAAGGACAGCACCGATCTTCATAACTTGCCACTTGTGGTCAACGTGAAGCTGAAAAAGCGAGCCGACAACGACGAACTGACCAACGAGATCAAGGGGTTCGAGCCCAAGCAATCCCCCGAAACCAGCAGCACACATTCGTCTTCGTCCCAACAGAAACCAGCATCCGATGGTCCCGCACCGTGGAAGCGATAAGGGGGTGTCACATGGAACTCGTTTTACCTTATCCACCGTCGGTAAATCACTACTGGCGACACTTCCGGGGACGAACACTTATCAGCCGCCAAGGTCGTGCCTATCGCCAGCAGGTTCAAACACAGTGTCAGGGCATGGGTGGCCAACCGCCTCGGGACGGTCGTTTGGCCGTTGCGATGGATGCCTTCCCACCGGATCGACGCAGGCGTGATCTGGACAACATCCAGAAAGCATCGCTGGATTCGATGCAGCATGCCGGAATTTACGAGGACGATTCGCAGGTTGATTTGCTTATTACACAGCGTCGACTCCCGATTCCCGGTGGCCAACTGGTCGTGCGAATCCATGAGTACCCGCTTCATCGTTGCCCACTGTGCGGCGGCCCAATGCCCAGTCTCGAAAGTAATCATCTCTATGACAACTGAAATTCAAACACTCCAACTCAATCAAATCCGTATCGATGGTGGCACGCAACCGCGTGTCGCCATTGATGAAGATGTCGTGGCTGAATATGCCGACCTGTACGTCGAAGGTGTCGATCTGCCACCGGTTACTGTGTTTCACGACGGTTCAACCTACTGGTTAGCCGATGGCTTCCATCGCTACTGGGCCAGTAAACGAGTCGAACGTGAAACCATTGCGGTTGAAATCTATCAAGGTACTCGCCGCGATGCCATTCTTTACTCCGTCGGTGCCAATGCTGCGCATGGCCTGCGTCGGACGAATGATGACAAGCGTAAAGCCATTTTACTGTTGTTGGAAGACGAAGAATGGTCGAAGTGGTCTGACCGGGAAATTGCCAAACGATGCAGTGTAAGCCATGTAACAGTCAACCGGCTTCGATCCTCACTGTTACAAAGTAACAGTGAGAAATTTTTTCAAAAAAATGAAACGGCTTCTTCAGCGGCACAACCCCGCACCTATAAGAACAAACACGGCAGCATTGCCCAGATGAACACCGGCAACATCGGTCGGCCTGAATCATCTCAACCACATAAAAAAGTCTATCGTCCCAAAGCCTGTCACAGTGAACACAGTCCCGTTCCCATGCGGTCCGTGTCACTGCCCTTGAACAATCCCCAACTCGCTGCCAAGTGCATGATCGGCCTCTATGGCAAACCTTATATGCAGCAACTGGCAACTGAAGCCATCCGCATCATCTCTCGCAAGGAAGGAACCAAGCATGATCGCAACACTCACCAGTAAACCCATTCCCCAGGTCAAAACCACGTATATGAACATCAATCCTGATCTCGCAACCCAATGGCTCGAAGGCAATGTGCGCAATCGGCGCATTGATCCCAAGCACGTCGACATCCTGGCTCAAGACATGGAAGCCGGTAAATGGCGTATGACCCATCAGGGGATTGCGTTCAGTGACCAGGGCATCCTGGTCGATGGCCAGCATCGACTCTGGGCGATCCTCCAATCTGGTTGCACGATTCGCATGGCCGTGTCGTTCGGGATATCCGTGGAAAGTGTCGATGCTATCGATGGCATGAAGGCCCGCACGGTTGTGGATCGGATGCGACTCAATGGCCTTTTCGGCCTGGATGGTGTCTCTCCCAATCATACTGCAACTCTGCGTGAAATGATTCGCGGTTTGAGCGACAGCAAAAAGCTGGCGTATTACAAAGAAGTCCAGCTGATGGATCGGCATATCGATGCTGTGCAGTTTGCAACAGCCCATGTAGCCACCAAAACCAAGGGCATTGCGGTGGGCTATGTCCGTGGCGTGATCGCACGGGCCTGGTACTCCGTCGATCACGATGAACTCGCCCAGTTCTGCCGTGTTCTGTCCACCGGCGTGTCCGAAACTCCGTGGGATTCCAGCATCATCAAACTGCGTCATCAACTCATGGTCATGGGCAGCACGCGCAATCGAACTTTGCAAAAAGAAGTTTATGGCAAAGTTGAACGCGTCTTGACCGCCTGGCTCAATGGTGAAAATCCCCGTCGCATCTACCCAATCACCGTTGAACAATTCATGCTGCCCGAGGAGGTGGTGGATTGATACAGGCTTGTGCCCAACAACCTGTGATCACCTTGCGCCCATATCAGGCCCAAGCGGTGGATGCTGTGTATGAGCATCTGCGCTGTCGGGATGACAATCCCTGTGTCGTGCTGCCAACCGCATCGGGGAAGACCCCGGTGATGGCGACCATCTGTCGAGACGCTGTGCAGAAGTGGGACGGTCGTGTGCTGATTCTTGCTCATGTCAAGGAACTGATTGAACAGGCTGTGGACAAGTTGCATGTCATGGCACCCGATCTGTGGCACCAGATCGGGTGCTACTCGGCGGGGCTCAAGAGCCGAGATACGGAGCATGACATCATTGTGGCTGGCATTCAATCGGTGTATCGCAAGGCTGCCGAACTGGATCGGTTTGATCTCATCCTTGTAGATGAATGCCACATGCTTCCGCCCAATGGCGAAGGCATGTATCAGCAGTTCCTCAACGAGGCCAAGATCGTCAATCCCAACGTCAGACTCATTGGTTTGACTGCCACCCCCTACCGTATGACCAGTGGAACCATCTGCGGCCCGACCCCGGAACATCTACTCAATCACGTCTGTTATGAAGTGGGTGTCAAGGAACTCATTGCTCAAGGTTACCTGTGTCCACTCAAGACCAAGGCTGGTCGCCGCAAGGCAGATACATCGGGTTTGCATATCCGTGCCGGTGAGTTTATTGCCGGTGAAGTCGAAGCATTGATGGATGACGATGCCCTCGTTCATTCAGCTTGTCGTGAGATTGTCGAGCAGACAAAAGATCGTCGCTCAGTGCTGATCTTTGCTGCCAGCGTGCAACATGCCCAGCACGTGCAGCGCGTTCTGGGTGAGATGAGCCATGAGTGCGGGTTTGTCTGTGGAGACAGTTCCGGCATTTTCCGCGATGACATTCTGCGTCGGTTTAAGGACGGCGATCTGAAATACCTGGTCAACGTCAATGTGCTGACCACAGGGTTCGATGCACCAACCATTGATTGTGTCGCACTGCTGCGTCCGACCAATTCACCAGGACTTTATTACCAGATGCTGGGTCGCGGATTCAGGTTGCACCCGGACAAAACCAACTGCCTGGTGCTGGACTTTGGTGGCAACATTCTGCGCCATGGGCCAGTGGATGCCTTGCAGATTAAGGACAAATCGGATCGAAAAAGTAGTTCTGAAGCACCAGCCAAAGAGTGCCCCAACTGTCAGGCATTGATCCATGCGTCGTACAGCATCTGCCCAGATTGCGGTCACGAGTTCCCACTGCCAGAGCGGGACAAACATGATGGCAGTGCGTCGACTGCTGGTGTTTTGTCAGGTGAAGTAACTGAAACCGATTACGACGTGGGTGAGGTGTATTACAGCATCCACACCAAACGCGGCGCGCCACCCGAACACCCTAAAACACTGCGTGTCGATTACCGGTGCGGGTTCAATGAATACCACAGTGAATGGATTTGCGTGGCTCATCCCAAGGGCAGCTATGCCTGGCAGAAAGCCCAAACATGGTGGCAGGCCCGATCCAGTGAACCGATGCCCGGCACCGTAGAACAGGCTGTCGAGTTAGCTGAAGCCGGGGCATTGGCTCAACCCTTATCCATCACCGTTCGTTCGGTCACCGGTGAAAAATTCGACCGCATCACCAATTACGAATTGGGATCAATTCCCACGGTAGTAGCCACTAACAGTGCCCCAGATGAGCCGGATTACGTCTGGCCCGATGACGATGACATTCCTTTTTAAACCTCATGGAGACTTTTTGATTGATGTCCGAAACCTTACCCATTGCTCAAAACTATTTGAATGCCGAATTGTGTGTATTACCCGCTATTCGTGCGGAAAAGCGTCCAGCCATTGGCAAGTGGAAGCAATATCAGCAGCGGTTACCGCTGACTGCCGAACTCAGCTCGTGGCCATTTAATGATTCGCTGTGCATCATCTGCGGCACCGTCTCCGGCAATCTGGAGATCATCGATTTCGATGGTGGCGGCGAATTATTCCCTGCATGGATGGATCGCATCGATCCTGATCTGCGTGACCATCTGGTCATCGAATCGACACCTTCCGGTGGCATGCATGTGATTTACCGCTGCGATGTTCCCGTCTGCGGCAACATCAAACTGGCCCAGCGCAAGGTTGATGACAAGATTCAAACCCTCATCGAAACCCGTGGTGAAGGTGGCTTGTTCCTGTGTTCACCGACACCGGGTTATGAAATGATGCAGGGGGACTTGTGCGACCTGCCCGTTTTGACTGAGGCCCAACGCGACACGTTGTTGAAAACCGCATGGGAACTCAATGAGTATTTGCCGCCAGTGATTGATGGTACGAATGTCAGCCAGACAGCGTCGCACAAATCGAACCTATGCGGCACACCGACCCACAATTCGCACAATCTCAACAGACCGGGCGATGCTTATAACAAGCATGGCGATGTGCGTGATCTGTTACGCACACACGGTTGGGAGTTGGCAGAACCGGGTGACAATGAATATTGGCGTCGCCCGGGCAAAGACACCTGCTGGTCAGCGTCACTCAAGAATCGCGTGTTTTATGTCTTCTCTTCCAACGCTGCTCCGTTTGAACCTGAGCAAGGTTATGCGCCGTTTGCCGTGTATGCATTGCTGGAACACGGTGGTGATTTCTCCGCTGCGAGCAGGACATTGGCGCTGTACGGGTTCGGTGATGATCTCGATGCCGTGGATCATTCTGACGTCGACCTGTCCGGAATTCTTGATGGTGATGATCAGGACGATGTCACTTCAACCGTCCCCGACCCCGGGCCTCTGCCTGAAAATCTGCTCTACATTCCAGGGTTCATCGGTGAGGTGATCGACTTCTGCATGACCAATGCGCCGTACCCATCGTTGGGCATGGCGTTCTGTGGTGCCCTGGCCATGCAATCCTATTTATGCGGGCGCAAAGTGCGCGAAGCCGGTGACCTGCGCACCAATATTTACCTGCTTGCCTTGGGTTCATCTTCTGCCGGTAAAAATTATCCACGGCAGATTAATGCGCATCTGGCCATCGCAGCCAACATGACCGATTCGCTCTGCCGCAAGTTTGCATCCGGTGAAGGGATCGAAGATCAACTGGCTACTCAACCCTGCACGATGTACCAAACCGATGAAATCGATGGCATCCTTCAATCGGTTAACAAGTCCAAGGATGCACGCAATGAATCCATCATGACTGTGTTGCTGGAATTGTTCTCCTCTGCCAGCATGATGTATTCCATGCGTTCCAAGGCAGGTAAGCCGCGCATCCCCGGTGTCATCCATCAACCCCATCTGACCGTATTCGGCACCGCGACACCCACCCACTACTACGAAGCGATGTCCGAGCGCATGCTCACCAATGGCTTCTTTGCTCGCATGGTCATTGTCGATACGGGGAAACGTTCAGCAGGTCAGGAACCGGGGCTCGTCGACAGCATGCCCGACCGCCTCGTTGAAACCGCGCGGTGGTGGGGCAACTATCAGCCTGGTGAACATCGTGGCAATCTCATCGGTTTTTATCCTGTCCCCATCATCGTGCCTTACAGCGATGAGGCCAAGAACCACATCACCGAGTTCCGTCAGCATGCAGATGATGAATATGCTCAAGCTGAAGATCGCAAAGACGAAGTGGCGATGACGGTATGGGGCCGTGCCAATGAAAACGCACGCAAGCTTGCGTTGCTCTATGCATGCAGTGAAGACCACACCAAACCGGAGATCAGTGTTGATGCCGTGCGCTGGGCCAGCGCATTCGTCGAACACCAGGTGCAACGTATGTTGTACATGGCCTATCAATATGTCAGTACCAATGAGTTCGATGCTGTCTGCAAAAAAGCATTGCGTTATCTGCGACGCTGCCAGGAAAGTGGGAAGCAAAGTCTGTATCCCACACCCGACTGGCGTTTGCGCCGACAACTGGCCACCAGCCCCAATATGTATGACAGCGTGCTTGAAGCGCTGAGAAAGCAGAAACGGATTCTGTTTCAAACCGTGGAAGGAAGCACCAAACCCCGGACGGGTTGGATACTTCTGTGAATCACTGGGGAGAAAGCATCGGAGGTTTTCTCCGAAAAATCCCCATTTCAAAGCCCAAAACGTGTCGTAAGGCAGATTGCCGGAGAAAACCGCAGAAAACCGCGCAGTGAAAAAGCGGTTTTCTCAAAAATGCAAAATACAAAAGGACAAGAGGTTATGAAGAATATATATAGAAAAACACCCTCTCTCTCTCTATATATACCTCACGACGTGTGTGTGCGCGTACGCGCGAGGGAATATCGGTTTTCTATTTTGGGCCTGATCCTATTTACAGATGTGGCCTGAATTAAATATCAAACAAACTACTTAAGGAATTTTTGAATGGTTAAACCACGTTGTCGTGATTGCAAATATTTTGAACCTGATGATATGAAAGATCAATTGGGCACTTGCCATCGCCATGCACCGGTTCCGGGCATACACGAGGGGCAGAGCCTTTCTCCAAAACGTTTCTATTGGCCCTCCGTCTGGCCAAACGATTGGTGTGGTCATTTCGAAGCGCATTCGAGTTATCAAACCAGTCACGTTTGTCACCACAAAGCCGCTTCATGATTCACGCTCAAAGCCATAGCCACACATCGCCACACGTTGGCGTCTGTGACGTCAGGGCTTTGGCCGTAGCAAGGGATGCCGCCAATGCCGAGGTCGGCCTCAGGGGCCAATCAGGGCCGATTAGGCATGGTTCCTTCCCGGCAACCACCTTTGTGATGTCGCGGGAAACAGACACGCATATAGAGAGAGTTTGTTGGGAACCCGTCGCAAAACCAATTTTAGAAAAACCACTATTTTTAAGGACTTTTATGACCACTACTCAGGACATCGTCACTTCAAATTTCAAAGTCGAACTTCGCAAGATCGAGGACGTCAAACCTTATGAACGTAACCCACGTTTGAATGACAAGGCCGTTAATGCTGTTGCCGCGTCTCTGTCAGAGTTTGGCTTCAGGCAACCCATTGTCGTGGACGAGGACGGTGTGATCATCGCAGGCCACACGCGCTGGAAAGCTGCCAAGCAACTCGGCCTAATCAAAGTGCCGGTGCAT